TTCTTTAGCTAAAGTTCGTCTTATTCTATCTAAATCGTTTTTATAGTCTTTTGATAATTCTATTGTTACATGTTTGGTAAAAGAACTTTTTAATAAGTCTATATCTTCACTATCAGTTGATGCTGATAGTGATTTTATGTCTGAGTTTCCCTTAAAAGTATTTATCAAATTTCTCATAATATTTTTATTTTTGTTTTTAAGCTTAGCTTTAATAGTTAGTTCTCCAAATTCACAATCAAATAAACTACTTTGCTTTAGACCAATATATTTATCTGAGTTATCATAAAATGTCAATGAAAATGAATTAGCGAGCATAGATTTTATTTCTTCTTCTTTTTTTAAGAATGGTGCTATAACAACATTTAATGGTGATATTTTTAATATTAAGTCTTTTATGTATTCATCAGACCTAGGTATTTTCTGTGTTTTTATGACTGACATAGAAAGGTTGTTTAAATCTATTAAAAAATAAGTATAACTTTCTATTATTATGTCAGCATTTTTTATACTTTTTTCATCATAAACACTTTTTACTTCTGTCAATATATCTAAATCACTTCTTCTGCAAATACTTCCAAAAAAATAATTGTCGTCTAATTCAATCTTTTCAATTATTACATCTTCCAAATTAAAAGTTTGATTTTTAAAAGCTTTAAAAATATACTCTTTTAAGACTTCTGAAGAGGTTTTTCGTGTATCTATAAAACTTGGGTCAATAGCAATTTTATAAAAATTTATTAATTTTTTATAGGTTTTTTCTTTTGTGTCCAAATTGCTTTGAGTAGCAACTGAACGTTTTTTGGTCATAAAAATTACTCCTTATTATTTGTTTTCTCCTTCTATTTTCTTTTTCATTTCTTTATAGAATCTTAATGCATCATTTACTTCTTCATCAGAAAGTCCTTCAGCTTCTTTTGGACGATTGTAGGCATATTTATATTCCTCAGGATTACGTATGTCGGATTTGCCGAGCAAATAATCTGTTGATACACCAAATAAATTAGCAAAATCTTTTACTAACTCCAATGATTTTGGCTCGTACATACTTGTTTCATATCTAGATAAAGCGCCAGGAGATATATTCAATTTTTCACATACATATTCTTGTGTCCATTGATGTTCTGTTCGCAATTGTTTTATTCTTTCTCCAAAAACCATACTTATACCAACCTTTCTTTTATTATTATACTTTCATTTTATGAAAAAATCAAATATGTTTCAGTAAATGAAAAAATATTTGAAAATTTTTATAAAAAGTATTGACAATTTTCAGTAAATGAAATAAAATGCATTCAGAAAGTGAAAGGAAGTTGTAAAATGTATGAAAGATTGAAAGAACTTAGAGAGAAAAAAGGCTATACAATAGAGGATATGGCACAAGTTATCAATAAATCTCCTTGTAATTATTTTAAAAAAGAAAATGGAGATGTAAAGTTTTCAGTAAATGAAGCTTTAGAGATATCTAGTTTTTTGAAAACAAAAGTTGAAAAAATTTTTTTTAGAAATGAACTTTCAGAAAATGAAACAAAAGAAGTGAGTTAAAAAGAGGAAGGTATGAAGATTGAAGAAATAAAACAAGAATTATTAAACGATAGAGAATTTAGAGAAGAATTACTTAGAAGATACAATGAAGATGATGAGCGATTTATAAATAAAACGCTAAAAGAGGCATCAAAGAACACGTTTGACACCTCTAAAAATTAAGAATTAATCCATTGATGGTATTGTTCTAACATAGATTTTGCGATTGCAACACTGAAATCTAATTGTTTTTCGCTATCATCACTATAACTTGATTTTGAAAGATATTTTGTTGAATTTAGAATTAACTGCTTGTTGTCAATACCAGATAAAAAATTATTAAAATCTTTATTCAATATAATTACCTCGCTTTCGAGGTAATTATAACAAATTTTAAATAAAAAAGTAAAGCACAGCACAATCGCAAGAAAAGAAAGGAGATGAACTAGTATGAATATTCAAGAGGTAGTAAAAGAAAGTTTGAAACAAAATAAGATGATGGCAAGAAAAAGTATTAGTTATTTAGCATTTATTCCTACAAATGATGTTTTTAACAGAATAATGATAGTTGATATAAAAAATAGAAGGCTACCAGGCAAAGGCTGGCAACCTGATGCTAATGATTTAATCGCAAATGATTGGTATGTAACCGATAGAGATATTCCTAAGGTTTAAGTTTAGAAATGTAATCAATAATCTTATTTATTGTATTAAGTTTGCGATTTTCCATATAGATAATACCTTCATCGGTAAGATATGTTGTATAGGCGATATCATCTCCAGGAGAACATTCTAATAAACCCTTAGAATCTAATTCCCAACAAGCTGTTGCAACATCATCTTTAGACCAGTTAGTCAATAAATTTTCTTGAATTTCATCTGAAGACCCAAGCCAACGAGCTTCAGTTTTGGAAGAACCATTTTTTACTTTTTCAAGAAAGTTCTTATACAAAGTGCAGATAAGAAAGTCATCATCTTTAGAAAGTTGAATATCAGACATAAAACCACCACCTTTCGACAGAATTATAGCACGGTGGTAAATAAAAAGCAAAATAAGTTAGGAGGGAGAATATGGCAATACCAAAATATGTTAGTGCAGAAGAATATAGTAGACAAAGTGGAATGCGGAGTAGAAGAAGTAAAAAGGCAATGTAGATTAGGTAATATACCGCATATGATGACGGAAAAAGGATATTACAAAATAGAAGTGTATGACAATAACGTAGTATCAAGAGAACAATATGACAAAGTAATAGAAGAAAATGCAAAATTAAAGACAACAGTAATTAACATGAAAAGTATTTTAAATCAAATTCAAGAATAGAAAGGAGTTGAGAAGAAATGAGTAAGGAACAGAAAATATACTGTAAAGTAGGCGAAATCTTTTTAAAAACAATAACAGTATTAGCATTAAATGGAGTTTTTATTGGTATGTTTGCATTGTGGCTATTAGAAAAATAAGAAGGAAAGGAGGTAAAAATAAATGCTTTTTAGAAAAAAGAAAGAATTAGAAAGTACTATAAAGGCAAGAACTAAAGCATTAAAAGAGGCAGAGAATAGAGTAGTTGAATATAGAAGCTTATTTAATAAAGTAAGTGAAGAAAACAAGATATTAAGAAACTTTTATGAAGAAGTAAGTTATCTAGTAACTTCAAATACATATAGAGCAGATAGTATTATTTTAAATAGAATAAAAGAACTGGTAAAGGAGATGTAAAAATGGATAAGTATGGCAAGCTTTATATTTGGCACATAGTAACTTTAGCAAGAATAAAATGCAAGAAAAAAGAACTAGACTGTCTGCAAAACGTATCTAGTTCAAATGGATTTAGTAAATCAATTCTTTAATATTATATAACAAAAATTAAAGAATTGCAAACAGTACATTGAAAATTGAATAAGTTTATCAGACAAAATGCAGTAATATAGTGGACTTTTTATAGAAAAAATGATATAATATTACAGGAATATTAAGTTTATATTAAATGTTTGTATAATTTGTTGATTTTTTTTTAATAATATAATAAGTATATATAAGGAGTGATTTTTATGGCAGAGTTAGATGTCAAGGAATTAGCTGCATATATACAAAAGAAGTATTGTCAAGAGAAACAAAAAGAAATATCTCCAATAAGGTTGCAAAAATCATTATATTTTTTATTTGCATATTGGGGAGGAATAGTAAGAAAGTCTAAAATGTATCCAAATGCAGTGGAAGAAGATTATAGTAAATTTAGTGAATATTTATTTGATGAAGAAATTGAAGCTTGGGTATATGGTCCTGTAATACCAGTTGTATACAGAGAAAAAAATATTAGTAAATATTATAATGAAACGATGTTTTATGGAAAGGATAAAGTTAAAGACTTTATTGACGATTTACTTAAAGACCTATTTGAAGTAGGGGACTTTACATTAGTTGATATTTCACATAGTGATAATTCCTGGAAAAATAGTTTCAGCTATGAAGATGAGTTTCATGATAATATAATAAACAAAGAAGATATAATAGAAGAATATGCAAGAAAATAATATCTTATATAAAAGAGTAAATCGTTTTTCTGCAAATGTAGGATTTGAAAAAGAAGAATATAATTTATTTGAATTCAATGGTAATTTAAAATCAGATAAAATTGAAAGTTTAGAATTTACTAATTATTTATCTAGTGATAAATGTAAAAAATATTTTTTACTATTAGAAATATGCAAAGCTATTAATAACAAGTATAGCAATATAAATAAGTACTTTATAGCAGATGAATTTGATTCGCATCGATATAACGCAAAAAGAGTATATGACATTATAGAAGCAGTAAATAATAAAATTATTGATAAAAGTGTTGTAGTGTATAAATTTAAATGCAAAAAGGATGCTGCTATACAATTTTATGTTATTAAGGAAGATAAAATACTTAAATTATGTTTAATAGATATATATCATATAGTTATTGAAGCAACAAACAAGAAAATAGGAAAAGCAGATAGAAAGGGAATATACGAAGCAAGGAAAAAATGTTCATTTAATATAAGAGAACTACAAAAAGAATTAAATAAAGTATCTGATAAACGTTGAGAAATCAACGTTTTTTCTATGCAAAAAAATATTTAAAAAAGTTTTGAAAAAGTATTGACGATAATAGCCAATACTTTAATTATTAGAGGATATTATACCTTTTATATATCCTTTTACTTCATACTTGTATTTGTCTGGTAACTGTTTAAATAATTCTAATAATTCGATTTCGTCGGGTTTATATTCAATAGGCTTTACTGTTTCATCTGTATTATCAGATAATCCAACAATATAGTCGAGACTAACATTAAATATTAAACAATATTTAATCAATTTTTCTATATCGGGAATTACTTCACCCATTTCATACTTAGATACAGAAGCAGTAGTAACACCTAATTTTTGAGCCAATTCGGCTTGAGTAAATTTTTTGCTTCTGAGCAAACGTAAATGTCCTGCAATAGTATCTTTATTCATAAAATACACCTACCTAAAAAAATTATAATTAAAATTAAAAATATTCTTGACAATATAACCGTAATATGATAATATATCGCCAGACGGTAATAGAAAGGAGAAAATTATGTATCAAATATTAAGAAATACACGTAAACTACAAGATGTACCAGTCATTGATATTGCTAAAAAGCTAGGCTTCAAAACAACTGGAACATATTACAAAAAGGAACAAGGAAGTGTTCCAATAACCATTGAAGAAGGAAAAATACTTTCAAAAATGTTACATACACCAATGGATAAACTATTTCAATAATCTCCTTATGATTATCATTATACTATAAAGAAAGGAGGATGTCAAATGCCATTTAGTTTAGCATTAGCAATATTAGTATTTAGTATTATGTATTTAGCAATACAAAAAGAAAAACAAAATGAACAAAAAAGAAGACATACACAATCAAAGTTTGGCGACCACGATTGTATGTCTTCAACAACAACGCATAAATAACGCTATCTTTGTATATTTTAGCAAAGATGAATCTAAAAGTCAAATTTAGGGGGCATTTTTAATGGAAGATGTAAAGGAAGAAAATATAAAACTAAAAGAAAGAATAAAAGAACTTGAAGAGTTACTAAAAAGAAAAAATGGCGGTAATTGTAGAGCTTATGACGAAATAAGAGCAATGATAATAAACAAAGTTAATAAAGAAGTAGAATTACCACCAGAGTTAGAAGATTGGCAAAATAAAGATGTAAGAAATAGAGCAGAAAGACAAATAATGAGTGACTTAAAATGGGATTTAAGAGTAAGAAGAATAACAGACTTTAGAGATGAACATATAGAGCCAGCTAAGGAATATATAGAAAATTATGTAATACCAGAAGAATTAAAAAAGAATAGATGGAGGAAATAAGGCAATAAGATGATAAAGTGTAGACATTTTAGAGTAAGAAGTAAAAAGTATCAAAAGTATTTTTATTGCTTAAAACTAAAGAAAAAGATAGATGTGGAAAAGTGTTCAACTTGTGAATACAAAGATTACAAAACACAAAAAAAGTTGAAAGCAAGAAGTAAAAAAATAAATAAACTAGAGAGAAACAGAACAAGTATATTAACAAATGATGAAGAACATTGTTTTTTATGTAATAGAAAAATCAAACAAGTAAATAGACATGAAATTTTTTTCGGTAGAAATAGAAAACAAAGTATGAAATATGGATTAGTAGTATATCTGTGTGACGATTGTCATACAATAAGCAATTTGTCAGTACATAATAATTATTTTACAGATTTAAAACTAAAACAACAAGGACAAGCAGCATTTGAAAAGAAATATAGTCATGAAGAATTTATGACTATATTTGGAAAAAATTATTTATAGGAGGAATTTAAGATGAAAGAAAAGTCAAAAGTAGTAATAGGAATTATTGCAGGAATTTTAATTATAGGAGTAATTGTTTTAATAGCAAGTATTACAACAGTACCAACAGGATATGTAGGAATTAAAACAAGATTTGGACAAGTTCAAGAAGACATGATACAAGAAGGATTTAATTTTAAAGTACCATTTATAGAAAGTATAGTAAAAATTGATTGTAGAACTCAAAAAAATGAAGTTACAACAGAAGCTAGTTCTAAAGACTTGCAAAAAGTAAGTAATATAAAAATTGTCGTAAATTACAACGTAGATAAAACAAAAGCTAATCAACTATATAAAGAAATAGGAAAAGATTATCAAACAGTATTAATAGAGCCAGCAATATTAGAAAGCATTAAGCAAGGAATGAGTCAATATACAGCTGAAGAACTTATTACAAAAAGAAGTGAAGTAGCAGATGGAATAATGAATTTATTAAAAGTTAAATTAGAAGAAAAAGGTGTTCTAGTATCAGCATTAAATATAACAGATTTAAGTTTTAGTGAAGAATTTGATAAGGCAGTAGAAGAAAAACAAATAGTAGAACAAGAGACTCAAAAAGCACAATATGAATTAGAAAAAGCAAAAGTAGAAAATGAGAAAAAAGTAGAAAATGCAAAAGCAGATGCAGAAGTTATGAAACAACAAAATGCACAAATAACAGAAGAATATTTAAAATTAAAAGAATTAGAAGTTCAACAAAAAGCAATAGAAAAATGGAATGGACAATTACCAACTGCAACTTCTAATGCAATACCCTTTTTAAATATAAAATAATTTTGAAGTACATCTAAGGCTAGACAACTTGTCTAGCCTTGTTTGGAAAGGAGCAAAAGAAAATGTCAAAATATGAGAAAGATAGAAAATTTTATTGGCTACAGTTAAAAGAAGACTTCTTTGACGAAGATGCAATAAGCTGGATAGAAGAACAAGAAAATGGAGAAAAGTATTCATTATTCTATTTAAAACTTTGCTTAAAGTCTTTAAAAACAAAAGGAATTTTAATTAGACAAGTTGGAAATATGTTAGTTCCGTATGACAGAAATAAATTAGCAGAAATTACAAGAACAGATCCAGATACAGTAACAATAGCTATGAAATTACTTGAACAAATAGGATTAATAAAAATATTAGATAATGGAGAAATATACTTAACACAAATTCAGAATTTAATAGGAGCTAAAAGTATTGGTGCATTTAAGAAAGAGCAGCAAAGATTATTATCTACAAAAAAAGAAGAGGACAATTGTCCACCCTTGTGTCCACCAGAAATAGAACTAGATATAGAACTAGAAAGAGAAATAGAATTAGATTTATTAGCTAAAGACGAAAAAGAAAAAAATAACATGGTAGATTTTTATAATAACAATATTGGAATGATAACTAGTTTTATTTTTCAAGATATGAATTTTTATTTAGAGAAGCGGAATGGAAGAAAAGCTAATAATTGAAGCAATGAAAAAAGCTGTAAGTAGAAATATACGAAACTGGGATTATGCAGCAGCAATACTAAAAGATTGTCTAAATAAGAATATAAAAACATTAGAACAATACGAAGCAAGTCAACTAGAATTCAAGAATAAAAAAAGTAAAGATACAGCTACAGATGAAAAAACAGAAGAAGAAAAGAAATTAGAAAAAATAAAAAAACTGGAGGAAAGCCAAAGAAATGCAAATTTCTGAGTTTATAGAAGAAACAAGTAAAATAGAGCAATACTTTGTAAAAGAACTAGACGATTATCAAAGAGAAATCTGGTACAACGAACTAAAAGATATAGATTTAAACAGATATAGACAGATAATAAGACAAGTATTTAGAAAATGCAAGTTTATGCCGAAATTGGCAGACATTCTAGATATTAATGATACATTACCGTATACGCAAAATGTTAATAAACAAAGACAAGTAGTAGATTGTAAAGAATGCAAAGGTCTAGGAGTCATACTTTATACTAAAAAAATAAACGACGGAGGGAGAGATTTATATTATACATATGCAGCGAGATGTAGTTGTGCAAATGGATTAGAATTCATATACGACGGAACAAAAATAAGTGATACAAAGCATAGAAGTAAGTTTTATATAAAAACAGCTGCAGAAATAGGAATATAAAAGAAAGGAGAACAAATGAAAGAGCTAGTGATAGAAAAATACTTAAATTCACATGAATTTAAAACAAGAGAGCAACTAGTAAAAGAAACAGGATTAAGTGATAGAGAAATAAGAAGACAAATAAGTGAATTAAAGAATAGAAGAGTAGTTATATATAGCAGTAGTAGAAGTGGATATAGATTAGCAAAAGAATATAAAAGCATGTCGAACCAACAAAGAGAAGAAGAAAAAAGACAAATAGAACATAGCTTAAATGATAAAAAGTCAAGAGTAAAAGTATTAAAGAAACAGATGAGAAAAGACATAGCATATTTAAAAAAGGCAGAACAGATAGAGCTAGAAGAACAAAATTATAATCATATACCAAGAATTGACTAAAAAAACAGGAGAGAAATAACATGGAAATAGAAGACTTATTGAAAACAATGCTTGCATTTTTTCAAGATATAGATAAAAGACTAGAAAAATTAAATAATGAATTAAGTATAGCAGATATAAAACAACAAGAGATATTACATTATATAGAAAATCATAATCTTAATGCTGTAGATTCTTGTAAAATAATTAAGTTATTAAAAACAGTACGAGAAGAAAGAAGAGAAATAAAGAATGAACAAGATGTTATACAGTCTTTAAAAGATACATTTGCAGATAAATATAAAAATAAATTTATAGAAAAAGATTTAATACAAGCGTTGAAAAACTTAAAAGAATTAAGAGAAAGGCAGAACAATCCACGTTACACTTATAAATTTTTAACAAAAGATTTGGAGGTAAAAGATGAAAGATAAAACAAAGTATTACAGTAAAGAAACATTTAAACAAGAAAAGAATATAGAACTAACAGTAGTGTTAATATGTGCGTTCTTAATACGGTTTTATAGCAGGATATATATGTATGAATAGTGCAATAGAAGATAGACAAGAGATAAATATAGTAGAAAGTGAGGAAAAGGAATGATAATAGTAAATCAAGCTAAAGATATGATAGTGAATTTTAACAATGTTGAAAGCATTGATATAGTAGTAGATTTAGATGGAACTGGAAAACTGCCACATGAAATATATTATGAGACAAATAGTAAAAGAGAAAAACTAGGAACTTATTCAACAGAAGAAAGAGCAAAAGAAGTTTTTAACGAAATTATAAAAGCATATGAAAAGGCAGGAAACTTAGCATTTGAAATTAATGAGGATGAAACGGAAGTAAAATTAACACATAATTCAAATGTTTTTGAAATGCCAGAGGAGTGATTTTATGCTAAAGAAATTTTGTAATATTTTCAGAAAAAGAAGAGTAAAAGAAATTTTGCTAGAAAACAAAATAAGAAATTTAGATTATGGTTTATATTTGCAAATAAAACAATATAAAAATAGAGCAGATACAAAGTATCACAGAGGTGTTATAGACGCCTTAAGTAGTGTTAGAGCATCTATAGAAGAAATATTAAAAACCGAAGAGGAGGAATAGTAATGGCATTTGATTTAGATAATGAAGAACTAAGAGCAACAAGAAAGTTGCATGGACTAAATGATGATTTATATAAAAATGAAAAAGAACAAATGAGTATAGGCGAAATAATAGACAATATTGTTGAAAATCCAGCTTTTGTTATTAGTCAACTAAGCAAAATGTATAATGAATGTAAAAAAGTAAATGAAAATTTAGAAATAAAATTAGAGAATAAACAAGCAGAAATTAATTATTTAAAAGGACAATTATCTGTTTATGAAAAAATTTTACCAAAACAAGATAAAAAGTTACATGGGTTAGATAAAGAAGTAAACGACAAAAATTTTGCAAAAATAGAAGAGAGATTGATGAATTTAATTAATGACTTTAGAGAAAATGAACTTAAAGTATTCGATATTATAACAGAAGAAGGGAAATATAACTTAGCAGATGATGTAGAACACATATTAACAGAACGAGAACAAGATAAAAATAGAATAAAAGAGCTAGAAAAAGAACTAGAGAAAGCTAATAGACAGCTAGATTTAGATTATGTAGACGACAATTACATACCAAAACAAAAAGTAAAAGATAAGATAGAAAAGTATAACAAAAAAATGGAAGAAGACGTTGGACATCCAAACTGGATAATAGTAGATAAAATAGTAATAAACGTTTTACAAGAACTTTTAGAAGGAGAAAAATAGAAAAAATGAAATGTGGAATATGTAAAAAAGAAATACCTAAAAAACAAGTACGAATAGATAATATGCATTATGAATTTGAAGAAGAAACAGAAAAACTATTCACAGCAGATAGACAAGATAGTATAACTGTATGTCAAAAATGTTATGCAAATTTAATTTGGGATTAGAAGGAGGCTAGAAGAGTGAAGCATATAACTTTAAAAGAAATGTTAGAAGAAATTATACAATGTATTTTAGAACAAAAAGAAATTAAAGACTATTATTGGAAAGATGGAGAAGAAGAATATCGCAGAATAACAGAGATAGATTTACTTGATAGAATAAGAACAAGCAATGATGACTTTACAGAATATGAGTGGGAATTAAAAGAAAGTAGATTATACAAAGTAGAATAAGGGAGAACAATCAATGACAAAAGAACAAAGAGAAGCGATAAAGAGCTTAAATGAATTTGCCAATACAAAATATGGAGCTTTTACAGCAAAAGAAGGACAAACAGTATTATCTATGCTAAAAGAACAGCAAGAAGAAAATAAAAAGAAAGATAAGATAATAGATTTAATTATAAATGAATTTTATAAAAGAGTAAAAATAAATGAAAATTGTTATATTCAAAAATCAAAAAGAATCGAAGATTGTTTAAAACATAAAAATTGTAAAGAATGTATAAAACAATATTTTGAAAGAAAAGTAAAGGAGTAGAGAATTGAATAAATTATATTTTTTAAAAGAAAACAAATATATTCGCTTAAAAATAGATAGACCAACAATGCCATTTAGAGCAAGTATATCAATTAACAAATATTGTTGGAATGAAAAAGAGAACAGATATTATGAAATAAACTTTATGACATTCCACCCTTATGATTATAAAGATGAAAAAGAAGCTTTAGAAAAAGCTAAAAATTGGTTAGAGATTGAATTAAAAAAATTTCAAGAAGGATTAAATGAAAAGGAGTATTCAGTAGCTTAGTTAGATAAAGCATTAGCCTTCTAAGCTAGTGGTCAATAGAAGGAAATCTTGAAAAAGGAGTAAAGTATGGATATTAAAGAGTTAGATTTAAAATTAGAAAAAGGACACGCAGTATGTTTTGATTTTGACGGAGTGATACATAAATATAGTAAAGGTTGGCAAGATGGAAGTATATATGATGAATATAACAAAAATGTATTAGATTTAATGCTGTTTTTACAAAAGTCAGGAATACCAATTTTTATTTGTTCTACAAGAGAACCATATCAAATTATAAGTTGGTGGAATAAACAAGGATTTTGGTGTGAAGCAGTAAGAGTAAATGACAATGAAACATTTTGGAAAGAAACAAATTTAATAGGAGTAACTAATAGAAAATTGCCAGCACAAATGTATATTGACGATAGAGCATATAAATATAATGGACAAACTGTAAAACAATTTATTTTAGATAATTCTACAGAGGAGAAATAGCAGTGGAAGAAATAAAAGATAGATGTATAAGTAGAAAAGAGTATCTAAAAAGAGATGATAGTAATGTTGGTTATGCTCTACATGTTCAGAACAATATAAAAAAAGATGATTATGCAAGATTTAATACAGGAGAAATAGTGAAAGTAACAGGAATAAGAGAAAATCAAGTAAATAAAAAAGCTATTTATTTTGGAGCATATGATGAAGATTGGTGCGATAGTGCTGCGGTAGAGAACTTCTCAGAGAACATAATAGACTTAATAGAAGTAGGAGATATAGTAGAATATCAAGTTAATTCTTTAAGTAAATTAAAAATTGGTAGAGTAAAGAGCTATAGAGATGCTAGAAGTAATAAAGAATATTTAGGTGTTGAGGGATTTGATATTACAAAGATATATATAAAATCAATATTAACACATGAACAGTATAATGCAAATTGCTATAAAATAGAGCAAAAATAACAAACTTAATATAAAAAAGTAGTACAAGTCTATAAAAAAGTATAAGAATAGAACTATTTTAAGAAAGTAGTTGATAAATATGAAATCATCAAAAGAAGAAAAATTAGAAAAAGCACTATATAATTGGATAGATGCTAATGATGTAGTAGAAGAAGATATAGTAAATATGATAGAACGGACATAGTATAAGTAAATCAAGACTAGCAACACATATAAGTGACAGTAAACAAAAGCTAAAGAGATTAGAATTATTATTAAAAGAAAAATAAGTGCAAGGAGGGACAAATGAAAAGAGAAGACTTGAAAGATTATCTAAACAACAAAGAATATATAAGAGAAAACATGGAAGATTTAATAGAAAGAGGAAATGAAATAAATCAATTAACATCTATATTATCGGACATGCCGAAGCGGAAGTAGAAAGGTCGAAGACAGTATGGCAGAAAAGCTAGTTACATATATAGATGATAAGGAAGAACTATTTAATGAGATACTAGAATTAAAAGATAAACAAAAGAGGATATTATTACAGCTTAAAGAAGTAAAACAGCCATATAGGAATGTTTTGTATAAAAGATACATAAAAGGAAAGAGTTTTGTGAAGATAGCAGACGAAATGCATTATGATTTTAAATATACAACTAATTTGAATGGAATTGCATTAAATGAATTTGATAAATTAGATAAAGTTGTGGAGAAAAATGGTTGAATAAAGACAATAAAATATGATTTAATTATAATAGCAATAAATGATACAGTCGAACTCGAGAGAGTTCAAGCCCAAGACTGTACATTATTATTACCCAAGTGCAAACTACAATGTCATGTAGCTTGGAATTATCTGATAAGTAGTCAGCTAAAAGGATACTTTTAGAAGGTTGCTTTCTATACATAGAACTTATGAAATATGTGTAGAGAAGAGGTAAAACTCAAAACTAGATAATGTGCAGATATTTATCGTTTAATAAAATACTAGAGTTGTCGTAGTCGCAATAGACGGTACAGTGTACAATAAGCCTGCAACTCATATCTAGCAAATATGAAGCAATGTAGGTAATGCTAAACAAGACTATTTCTCGTGAATACTCTGTAAAGAGGATATAAGACATAACTAGGTTAAAGTAGCCCAATACGAGATAATTGGATTTAGGTTTGATTATCGATGCATTCGATAAAATGAAAAAATTCTGAATGATGGGTGAAATTTGCAAGTAAACATTCTTGCACGAGCTTTGAAAGGGGCAAGAAGTATAAAGGTCGCAACTTTATGCTCAGACTTGTCTTCTCGGTGATTGAATAATTAAAAAGATAAATATTTGTAAGACGAAGGTCTAATAATTTGCTAATATATTGCGATTGTGGAGAACCAGATATCTCGCTAGTCTCATAAACTAGAGAAAGCTAGTGCAATTCTAGTCATCGCAACCAAACGGCTAAGAATAAATATATAAAAAATGCCGTTCTATATTATTTGTGTGTGGGATCTTATTAAAGGTCGTAAAGAGTCTTATAAAAGGCTCTTTTTTATTTAAAGGAGAGATAAAAAATGGGAAATGAAAAAATTAAAGAAGAAGTAACAATGGAAATGACTATTGATTTAATGAATAGCAAAGATTATAAAGATAGATTTAAAGGGGAATATACTCAAACATTAATAAGACTTCGTAAGTTAAACAATATGCTAAACAAATATGATGAAGGAACATTAGATTTTACACCAAATTGTCCAATTTATTTATTAAGAAATCAATCATCATATATGCAAGCATATTTAAAAACTATGGAAGAAAGAGCACAATATGAAAACATAGATTTAAGTTTTATATAGAAGATTAGTTTTCAACAATCACTAACTATGTTCTGTATAGTTAAAGAATTGTGAAATAAATGTGTAGTGGTGGAATAGACATATTACGTTTAGTGCGTGATATGGTAAAACTAAACGGCGATGAGCACCAGCGTCGCTGAATGGTAATAGTAGACACTGTGCGGTGCAGAATAACGCGCGAAATAGTGGCGGAGATATCCCAGAGTAAATAAAACTCAAAAGTTATTCATATAAGGTGCAAATCCTTATCTACACAATTAATATATAATTTACTATTAGGAGAAAATAAATGAAATTATGTGATACATGTAAAAATACTACATGTGAAAAGAAATTAATAATAGTAGAAAAGAATAATTTAACAATAATAAAATGTTTAGACTATAAAAAAGACGATAGTAAGATACAAGGATATAAAAAGCAGTTAAATAGAACTGCAAAACAACAAGATACATTAATGAAGTTAAATATTTAAATAAGAAAATAATAAAAGATATAAAAAATACAAAAATATAAAAAATAAAATTATTTTCGACAAAATACGACAGACAAATTAATAGAACTATGATAATATATAATTATCAAATAAAAAAAAGGAGATGATATACATGGCTAATTATACGACTATAACAAGTGACAAGAATAAAAAAACAGCAATGTTATTGTGTTGCATAGGATTTATGGGAGTAGGAGGAATACATGATTTTTACTTAGGAAATTATGGAAAAGGAATTATAAAACTATGTACAGTAAACTGGTTCATGTTAGGAACAATATTAGATTTAATTAAAATAGCATCAGGTGGCTATGAAGATAATTCAGGAGCACCACTAAGACAATAGTAAATAAAAATGAAAAAGCACTTTTTAAGTGCTTTTTATTTTTGGGCTAAAAGGAGTAAAAATAAATGTTAGAGATTATGTTGTTAATTATATTAAGTCCACTTGCCATATTATGTGGAATATCAAGTATAGCAATTATATATTTAATATTAAATAAAATTATAAAAATGATAATGAATTATGCAAAAATAACAAATAGCAGAGATGATAAATAATGTTAAAGAGCTGTCAATATTGCGGTAAGATACATGATAGTAGATATATATGTAAAGAAAAGCCAAATAAAAAGAAAGAAATAACAGTAGCAGATAAATTTAGATGGACGAGTTTATGGCATAAGAAGAGAGAAACTATAAAGAAGAGAGACTTATATTTATGTCAGATATGCATTAGAGAACTATATAATACAGTAACAAAGTATAACATGAAAGAACTAAGTGTACACCATAACATACCACTAAATGAAGACTACAATAAAAGATTAGACAATGATAACTTAATAACTGTATGTAGTTATCATCATGAAATGTGTGAGAGTGGAGAGATATCAAGAGAAGAAGTACAAAGAATAATAAATGAGCAGGAGAACAAACAGTTATGATAAGCTTATTGCTATATAAGATATTGAGAATGAAGAAATGTATTTGTAGTCCAAGCATTGCAATTTATTATAATGAAATTAGATTACTAATAAAGAACAATCCCCCCTACCTATAGTAACAAAAAATAAAAATGAATTTTTACACCCACACGCACCCTTCGCTTAAAAAAAATTCCCACATCAGCATAATTCAATGATAGACGAAAGGAGATGAACAATATGCCAACACCACCAAAGCCATTTGAAGTATTAAAATCTGAAAAAAAATCACACAGGACAAAGGCAGAACTCAAGAAAAGACAAGAGGGAGAGAAGTCTTTAAGTACAGACATAAAGCTAAAAGAAAGAAAAGAAGTAAACCAAAACAAAATTGCTCACAAAGAGTTTAAAAGAATAGAAAAATTATTAAAAAATATAGATAAAAATGATGCAATTTATGAAGCTGTTATAAATAGATATTGTTTACTCCAAGCAGAATGTTTTGACTTAGAAGAAAGAAGAGAAGAATGTTACAACTTAATTTTTAGATTAAGAGAAGAAGAAAAAGAATTAATAGAAGAACTAAAAGATAGGGATGATATAGAAGAATTAATAGATTACAAATTAGAATATGCTAAATCACTTGCAAAGATGATGAGTTCTATGTTAGCAATAGACAAACAAATACAAAACAAAAGAAAGATGCTATTGGATATTGAAAAAGAAAATGTTATGACAATAGCATCTGCATTAAGATGTATACCAAAAAAAGAAGATAAAAAAACAGATGATCCACTTTTGAAAGTATTACGAGGTGAAACATAATGTTATTAGAAAAATCCGAAAAATACGCTAAAAATTGTATATCTGGAAAAGAGATAACTACTTTCGAAGTAAAAAAACAGTGCGAGTGGTTTTTAGAAGACATGGAAAAACAAAACAATGACTATTATCCATATTATTTTGATACAAAACAAATAGAAATAATAGAAGGTGTGTTAAAACTATTAAATTTTGCAACAGGATTACATATTGTTGGCAAAAGTGTTTACGAAGGTTTGGAAGATTTCCAAGCTTTTTTTATTGCTAATATTTTTGGGTGGAGATACAAATCAGATTCGAGAAAATTTAGATATAGAGAAGTCGATTTATTTATTCCGAGAAAGAATTCAAAAACATTCTTAGCAGCATTAATAATAATAATCTTAATGCTTACAGAAGATGAATATTCGGAATTTTATTCTATATGTCTTGATAGAGATTTAGCAGGAGAAGTAAAAAAAGCAATATCACAGATATTAAATGCAAGTCCATCTGTATTAGAATATTTTAATATACCTAAAACACTAAGTGGAAGAATGGAATGTACCTTAACACACTCATTCTACCAACCAAGAACAGCAGAAGCTAATCGCAATAACTCGATTAGACCAAGTGCGTTTATAGCAGATGAATATGGTGCAATGAAAGATAACGCAAATGTTGAAGCAATGCGTTCAGGACAATTGAGTGTTAGAAACCCATTGATGTTTAAATTGACAACAGCTTATGCAGAAGATAAGTCAATAATGCTTGATGAGTTAGAATACTTAAAAAAAATTTATAAAGGTTTAGAAACTGACGATAGATTATTTGCACTTGTATATTATGCAACAGAAGAACATTTATGGGATGACATTGGATTACAAATGGCAAACCCATTAAGAATAGAAGAAAATTATGAAGAAATAAGAAGAGCAAGGAAAAATGCATTAGCTAAACCATGCGAAAGAACAGAATTTTTAACTAAAAATATGAATTATTTTATGCCTTCGAACTCAGGAGAAGAATTTATCACGATAGATAAATTAAGATTATGTAAAAATACAAGAGGAATATTTGATTGGAATGGTAAAGATGTATACGTGGGAATAGACTTGGCAATGACAAACGATAATACAGCAGTTTCAATGGTAACTATAGAAGATGATATGATATTTGCAAAATCATGGGCTTTTATACCAGCTGAGAAAATAGAGGAAAAAAACAGAAGAGAAAGAACAGACTATAGGAGATTTATAGAAGAAGGAAGTTGCTTTGCATGTGGAGACGAAGTGGTTTCTTATGAATTTATTGAAAACTTTATAATGAATATAGAAAAAAAATATGGAGTTCATATAGTTCAAATAGCTTATGATAGATATAATTGTATATCAACTGCAAATAAATTAGAAAGTGCAGGATATCAAACTGTAGAAGTAAAACAACATTCAACAATATTACATATGCCTACTAAATGGCTACAAGAACACATTTTACAAAGGAAATTTAGTTATGATGGTGATAGATTATATGAAATAAATTTTCAAAATGCAAGATGTGTTGAAGATAATAATTTGAATAAGTATGTAAGCAAAAAGAAATCAAACGGAAAAGTCGATATGGTAATGAGTACAATAGATGCATTATATTTGTTACAACAAGAGATATTAAATGAAGACAATTTTGTATGTCAAAGCTTTTAGGAGGTGAGAACAAGTGAAAATAAGAAACATTTTAAAAAAAATTATAAAAAACGAAACTAAAAAAGAAACAATATTTGATGAAAACTCAATAAATGATACAATACTAAAAACTTTGATAGCAGGCGAAGAAATAGATAGAGAGAAAGTTTTAATGATTCCAGCTGTTTCAAGTGCAGTAGGATTGATTTGTGATTCTTTTGCAATGATACCATTTAAATTATATAAAAAAACTACAAAAGATGGGAAAAAAGAAACTACAGAAGTGGAAGATTGTAGAGTGAATATTATAAACTATGATACTGGTGATACATTAGATGGATTTCAGTTCAAAAAAGCTATTGCTGAAGATTATTTGCTAGGAAAAGGTGGATATGCATATATCAACAAAAAAAGAAACAGTTTTATTGGACTTAATTATGTACAAGAAAATAAGGTTTTGTTCGAAAGAAATACAGATGCAATATTTAAAAATTATAACATATTGATTGATGGTAATACATACAGGCCATATGATTTTCTTAAAATACTTCGAAACACTAAAAATGGAGCATATGGAATTGGATACACTAAAGAAATAAGTAAAAGTTTAGAAACAGCTTACAAAAGAATAATATATGACTTAGAATTAATGAGAACAGGTGGAAATAAAAAGGGATTTTTAAAAGCACAAAAACATTTGGATAAAGAAGGAATGTTAACATTAAAATCACAATGGAATGATTATTTTGCAGGAAATTCTAGTTGTGTTATTTTAAATGATGGAATGGAATTTCAAGAGGCATCAAATACATCTGTTGAAAATCAATTAAACGAAAAGAACAAGACATTTAGTGAAGAAATAAAAGAAATATTTCACATAGGAAAAACAAATGAAGACTTTCTGAAAAATGCAATTATGCCACTGGCAACAGCTTTTTGTACAGCTTTAAACAAAGATTTTTTACTTGAAAAAGAGAAAAAATCTTATTATTTTGCGGCAGATTATACAGAATTAATTAGATGTACTATAAAAGAAAGGTTTGAAGCATATCAGATAGCAATTGCATCAGGATTTAAAACAAGAAATGAAGTTAGATATTTAGAAGGTGACGATGCACTAGATGGACTAGATATGATTAATATTGGATTAGGAGATGTACTATTTGACCCTAAAACAAAGCAAATTTATACACCGAATACTAATAAAATGGTAAAAATGGATGACATAAACCAAGAAATCAAACAAATAAAACCAAGACAAGATGAAGAAAACAATAAAAGTGAACAACAAGATAATAAAGAAGCGGAGGGAGGTGAGCAAGTTGAAGAATAAGTTTTATGAAATAAAAAACATAATACCAAACACAAGTGCTGACCTTTACTTGTATGGTGAAATAGTAACAGATGATACAGACTGGTGGACTGGCGAAAAAGATAAAAATTTAATTGGGTTACAAAGTTTTAAAGAAGAACTAGACAATTTAGGAAATATATCAGACTTAAATATATTTATGAATACACCAGGAGGAGAAGTTTTTGTTGCAACTACAATATGCAGTATGTTACAAAGATTAAAAGATTCTGGAACTAAAATTCATACATATGTAGATGGATTATGTGCTAGTGCAGGTACATTTGTCTTAATGATGGGTGATGATGTAAATATTTATGAAAATTCAGTAGTAATGATACATAAACCAATCAATGCTTGCTACGGAAACATATTTGATTTTCAAAAATGTATTGATGTATTAAATACTATTGAAAATAGCACAATGATACCACTTTATATGAAGAAATCAAAAGTTAATGAAGAAAAAATAAAAGAATTGATAGATGAAGAAAGTTGGCTAGGTGCAAAAGAAACAGAAAATATATTTGATGTAAATCTAATAAAAGAGCAAAAACAAGTTGCCGCATGTATCTCAAATTTGTTTAAAAACTACAAAAATGTACCAGAGAGACTGAAAAATATGTTAAAAAAAGCAGAAAAACCAAAATTTGATTATTCAGATTTTGAAAAAAGATTATTTAATATAAAAAAATAATGTAAACAACTATAAATTAGTTGTTTTTTTATTTTCAAAAAAAGAAAAAAAGGAAGGTAAAAGAATATGAACGAGAAAAAATTAATTGAAACGAGAAATGATTTACAAAAAAAAATGGAAGAAATTTTAAATAAGGCTAAAATTGAAAATAGAGCTATAAATGAAGAAGAAATTAAAAATTTTGATGAGTTAGAAAAAGAAATCAAAAACATTGATGCAACACTAGAAAGATACAATAAAATCAATAAAATGGATTGTAAAAAAAGAGAAGGAGAAAAAGAATTAACACAAGAAGAAAAGGACATCAAAGCATTTGCAGCATTTATAAGAAATTATGTAAATGGTGCACCTCAAAATGCAGAAACACAGTTAACAAAAGGAGACAATGGTTCAATAATACCAAGAACAATAGCGCAAAAAGTTATTGATAAAGTGATTGAAATATCTCCACTTTATGCGAGTGCTACTAGATATGATGCAAAAGGAACATTAGCAATTCCAAAATACAATAATACAACAGACGATGTAACAGTTGGTTATGCTACTGAATTTGATGAATTAGTTTCTCATTCAGGAAAATTTGATACAGTTGAATTAACTGGATTTTTAATCGGAGCATTAACAAAAATATCTAAATCAATGATAAATAATACAGATATAAACTTAACAGATTATGTTGTAAACAAAATGGCTGAAAAATTTAAGCTATTTTATGAAGGGGAAATGTTAAACGGAACACCTAGCAAAATTTTAGGAATTGCTAATTCTTATGATAGTGAAAATATGAAAATTCAATTAGCAAATAAATCTAGTATAACAGCAGATGAATTAATTGACATTCAAGAAACAATTCCAGACACTTATCAAACAAAAGCATATTGGATTATGAATAGAGATACAAGAAAGAAAATAAGAAAACTTAAAGACAGTGAGGGAAATTACATTCTAAATAGAGCATTTAATGAAAAATGGGATTATGAACTACTTGGAAAACCTGTTTATTGTTCAGAAAAAGCAGAAAAATTAGGAACAGAATCAAAACCAGTTATTTTTTATGGAGATTTTTCAGGTTTAGCAATTAAAGAGATTGAAGCAATGGAAATTCAAATATTATTAGAAAAATTTGCTACACAACATGCAATTGGTGTTGTAGGATATTCAGAATTAGACGCTAAAGTTGAAAATACTCAAAAAATAGCTGTTGCTGTAGCAGGAACAACTGATGCAGCATAAAAAAACTCCCGAAAGGAGAAAAAAACAATGAAAGTGAGCGAAATCACAGTAAAGAATATAGTTAACTATCTTAGAATAACAGAGGTTGACAATAATATAGAAAAAGAACTCGAATCATATTTAAATATTGCTAAAAATTACATAGAAAATTATACAGGAATACCAGAAAAATCCGATACTAAAGAAGCAGAAACGCTAGATAGTTATTCGGATTTTGTTATTGTGGTTTATATTCTATGTCAAGATATGTACGACAATAGAAGTATGTATGTTGATGGAAAAAATATAAACAATACAATAAAGACTATTCTTGATATGCATACGAGGAACAATCTATGATTAATGCAGGAGATTATAATAAAAAAATATCTATATATCAAATAGAAGAAACAGAGGATAATGATGGATTTGTTTCTAAGCAAGAAAGCATTATCCTTGAATCTTTTGCAAAAGTAAAAACAACAAAAGGATATACTTTAATTACAAGTGGTTCGGATTTTGAAAAAGCATATACAAATTTTACAATAAGATATTCTAAAAAAATTGAAGACACATATTACAATTCTAATAGAAAAGTATATGTAAAGTATAAAAATAATATATACACAATTGAATATCTAAACAATATAGATGAAGCAAATATTGAACTTGAAATGCAATGCAAAAGGGTAACTAAATAATGGCAAGATTTCAAGCGATGCTTCCGACTGAATTAATAAAACAATTTGAGGAAGTATATGACAATACTTTTGAAATGATGGGTGACATGACAAAAGCAGGAGCGCAAATAGTATATAAAAATGTGCAAGCTAACATGAACAAATCTTTTAAGTCTGTCAGAAGCTTAAATAAAGGACTTACAATCACAAAAGTATATAGAACTACATCAGATGATGGAGTAAATAGTAAAATTGGATTTTATGGCTATGATACAGCCAAGAAGACAAAACAATATCCAGATGGAGTACCTATACCTTTAATTGCATTAGCAAGAGAATATGGTACGAGTTCAGGCGAAAGCAAAAAACCATTTTTTAGAAAATCATTCAAAAAAGCTCAAATAGAGAATGCAATGAAAAAAGTTCAAGAAAAATATTTGCTAAAGGAGTAACTATATGGAAAGTGAAATTAAAAAAATATTATCAACTTTAAATATTCCAGTTGCACATTTAAAGTATAGAGGTCCAAGTAAAACATACATCACATGGATGATGCTTGAAGAAAATCCAGCTTTTGCAAGTGATGATGAAATTACAGACAGTGAAATAAATATAGATATAGATATTTATAGTGATAGCAATTATTTAAAAATAATGAGTTCAATAAAAAATATAATGAAAAAAAATGAATGGACATGGGATGGAGATAGTCCTGAAATGTATGAAGAAGAAACAGGATTATATCACAGAACATGTTCATTTAAGAAAGGTAGGAAAATATAATGGCAAACATAGGATTAAGAAATGCAAAATACAATCAAATTGATTATACAACAAAAAAATATAAAGTTCTAACAGAGGAAAAAGTACCAGTTTTAGGACGTTTAATTGATGCATCACTATCAGAAGAAAGAAATGATACAAGTTTATTTGCAGATGATAAAGAAGTAGAAAAAGATATATCTTTCAATGGAGGAGCAGTAACATTAACTATTGATGATGTAGATGATAAAACATATGCAGATGTAAAAGGTTGTACAATAAATGAAAAAGAAGTTACGGAAAATTCAGAAGACGTAGCACCAGAAATTGGATATGGACATATAGTTACAAAAGTTTACAATGGAGTAAAAAAATATAAAGTAGAATTTTTACCAAGAATTCAAATTACAAAAATTACTGCGGATAGCAAAACAAAAGGTGAGTCAATAGAGTACAATACAGTTTCTATTGAAGCTAATGTAATGGAATTATTAGAAGAAATTAATGGAATGAAAGTTGGAGACTGGAAAAAAGTACAAACATTTGAAACATTATCAGATGCACAAAAATATTTAGATGGATTATTAACTCCAGTTGCATAGAAAGAGAGGGAACTACTATGAAAGTTAAGGTAAAGGAAATATTTAGAGATAAATATACAAATGAAGTATATAAGCTAAATGATGAATTAGATGTAACAGATGCAAGATACGAAGAAATAAAAAAATATGTTGAAACGATAAAAGAAAGTGATAAGAAGAAAGCAAACAAATAAGTTTGCTTTCTTTATTTTAGGAGGAAAAACAGATGCAAGATACAATGAAATATATCGATGTAAAAGGAGTTGAATACCCATTAGTATTTAATCTAAATGTAATGGAAAAAATACAAGAAAAATATGGTTCTTATGAAAAATGGGGAGATTTAACAGATGGAAAAAATAGTGAGATAAATATAGGAGCATTAAAATTCGGTATCTTAGAAATGATTAATGAAGGAATTGACATAGAAAATGAAAGTAAAGAAGTTAAAAGAGAATTTTTAACAGATAAACAAGTCGGAAGGATAATAACAGAAATAGGAATGGAAACTTTAGCAAAAAAAATGAAAGAGACTGTTATTGATTCTACAAAGAATGATGAAGAAGCAAAAAACGTGTAGTCCACGAGGAAGAAGAGTTTATAATTGATTTCTCGTGGCTACTATTTATAGGACATTGTTTATTAGGGTTTGAAGAAAAAGAAGTAGGAAGAATGACATTAAGAAAATTGCTTAAACTCTATAGACATTATAAAAATAATTATGATTTTAGATTAAAAGGAATATCTTATTCTGAGTTAGAAGAAAGAATTAATCATCAAGGAGAGTTATTTGATGATTAATGAAAGAGAGGAAAAATGGAAAAAATAAAGTGTCCAAATTGTGGACTAACACTCATTTTTGCAACTAGCATAAATGCAGAAATAAAGTGTAATAGATGTAAACAGATAATAAGAATACAAAAAGAAAAGAGTGAGGAACACGCACATGCAGAATTAGTGAAGTAGTTACCCTAAACCTTTCTTTATTTTATAGATAGAGAAGGTGAAATGATGGGAACAAGTTTTGGAGGTACAGTTAAGCTAACTGGAGAAAGTGAATACAGAAGAGCATTAAGTAATATAAGCAACAATTTAAAAGTACTAAGTAGTGAAATGAAGGTTGTCACTAGTCAATATGATACAAACGATAAATCCATTAGCAACTTATCAAAACAAAATGAAGTACTTTCAAAGAAAATAGATGAACAGAAACAAAAAGTAATAACTTTAAAACAAGCATTAGCAGATTCAAAGAAAGAAACGGGAGAAAATAGCACAACAACTCAAAAATGGCAAACAAATTTAAATAATGCACAAGCAGAACTAAATAAATTAGAGCGAGAACTAAATAATAATAAAACTGAGATTGCTAATTTTGGCAAAGCAGAAGACGATGTAGGAGAAAAAACTACAAGACTTGTGGACATAATAAAAGGAAATTTGATAAGTAGTGCAATAACGAGTGGAATTAAAGCACTAGGAAGTGCAATAAAACAAGTGGGTTCTGCAGTACTCGATGTTGGAAAACAAGCATTAGAAAGTTTTGCAAATAATGAACAATTAATTGGCGGCGTTGAAACTTTATTTAAAGATAGTGCAGGAACAGTAGAAAACTATGCAAATAATGCTTATAAAACAGCTGGACTTTCTGCAAATGAATATATGGAAACAGTAACATCATTTTCAGCAAGTTTATTACAAAGCTTAAATGGAGATACTGCAAAATCCGCACAAGTAGCCGACATGGCAATTACAGATATGTCAGACAATGCTAACAAAATGGGAACAGATATGACAATGATACAAAATGCGTATCAAGGATTTGCTAAGCAAAATTATACAATGTTGGACAACCTTAAATTAGGCTACGGCGGAACTAAAGAAGAAATGCAAAGACTTTTATTGGATGCACAAAAAATAACAGGAATAAAGTATGATATTAGTAACTTAAATGATGTATATCAAGCAATTCATGTTATACAAGGAGAATTAGGTATAACAGGAACAACAGCTAAAGAAGCAAGCACAACAATTCAAGGTTCGATAGCTTCAATGAAATCGGCATGGCAAAATATGTTGACTGGAATTGCCACAGGAAATAGCGAAAACATAGGAAATTTAGTTAATAATTTAACAGATAGTGTAATAACAGCAGGACAAAATATAATACCAAGAGTGCAAGAAATTATTAATGGTGTAGTAACAATGCTACCACAAATAATAGAAAAAATTAATGAAAATTTACCAATGCTTTTAGAATCAGGAGGACAGATTTTTCAAACTTTATTAAATGGGATAAATTCTGTAATTCCTAATATTGGTTATACAGCTTTTTATATTATAAATCAATTTTTAACAGGAATAATATCAAACTTACCTTTAATTTTAGAAATGGGAATAAATTTACTTACTGAATTAATAAATGGGATTTCACAGACATTACCAGAATTGATTCCAGTTGCAATTAATTCTATTGTTACTATGGTAGAAACTCTATTAGATAATATTGATATGATAATAGATGCTGGAATTCAACTAATACTTTCATTAGCGGAAGGTTTAATGAATGCTTTACCAGAACTTATTGATAAAATACCTGTGATAATAGATAAATTAATAAATGCAATTACTAATAATTTACCTAAAATTTTAGAAATGGGAATTACATTAATTATTAAATTAGCAGAGGGATTAATTAAAGCAATACCACAATTGATTAGTAAGATACCTGAAATTATAACATCTTTAGTAAATGGGTTTAAAAATTACTTTTCAAATATGTCTGAAATAGGTAAAAATTTAGTAAGTGGGATTTGGGAAGGTATTAAAAATGCAAAAGATTGGCTAATAGGAAAAGTTAAAGAATGGTGCGGAAACATATTAGATGGAATTAAATCTTTCTTTGGAATACATTCTCCATCAAAGGTTTTTAAAGATGAGATAGGAACAAATTTAGCATTAGGTTTAGGTGAAGGATTTTCAAATACAATGAAGGACGTAACACAAGATATGTCAGCATCAATTCCAAAAAAATTTGATATTAATACTACAGTTTCAGGAATACATAACACTAATCAATTAAATTTAGAAAATATAACAAATGCATTTATTACCGCAGTTAAAAATTTAAATGCACAAATAATAATTGACAAAGATATTGCTGGGAAATTTGTAATAACATCCGTAAACAATAGTCTTGGTAGAATATATGGTTAAGGAGATACAAGATGAAAATAAGAAGATTTTTATTAGAAAATGAAAAAGGACAACAATTTAGACTGGATGATTTGAATGAAGGGTGTTTTCTAATATCTCCAGCAAATTTTGGATACTCTTATGAGACTGATTTTGTTAGATTGGGATATAATTTTATTGAAAATAATAGAAAAATTCAACAAAAGAACCCAAGTGGAATAGCATATTTCAAATCATATGATAAATGCAAAAAATTTATTGATTATATAGAAAGTTCTAGTGAATTAAAATGGATATATATTGTACCATATTCATTAGGAGAAAAGAAATATTATAGAGATGTAGTTATTGTAAAACTTGATAAAACAGAAAAAATAGGAAAATGGCTTGCCTGTCCTGTCGAATTTTCGGGATTATCATTATGGTATGAAGAAAATACAGTAATTTATACAATAGAAAAGTTAACAAACGAAATTAGGTGGGATTTTAGATGGGATAGTAGATTTACAGACTACGACTCAAGAAATTTACACTATATAAATACAGGACATGTAGAAGCACCGATTTATGTTGAAATGGATGGACATCTAGTAAATCCGAAAATTGAGTTGTACGTTGAAGGAGAATTATATCAAACAGTCAAAGTAACAACAGAAATAGCTGAATATGAAAAATTTCTATATGATACTAGAGAAAATCAATTTTTTATAGGAAAACAAAATACAGATGGAACTAGAGTAAGTTTATTTAGTTTAGACTATATTGATTTTTATAATGATAATGTAATAAGACTTCCAAAGAACAAATCTTGTGAAATTAAATTAACAGCAGACAATGAAGTTTTAAATGCTAAACTTACTATATATCCTCGTTATAAAGCAGTATAGGAGGTTTGTATGAAAAATCAATTAACAGTAACATTTAATAATCAAAATTATATTGCAACATACAATCCTCAAACAGGTTACTATGAATTAGAACTACAAGCACCTGCTGTAGGAGGAATATATAAAGCTGATATTAATTTCACAGACTTATATGAACAAGAATACGAAAACAGTATAGCAGTTCAAGTTTTAGCAAAAGAGAAAATAAAAATAGAGACAAATAAAGTTTTCATGTGGATATTCGATCATATAGATTTTACAGTAAAAGATATAGTAGAAATTGCAAATTACGATATTAATATAGATGAAGAAACAAATGCAAATACACTAATTGATGTTTTAAAGAAAACTACAGCAAAAGCAAATGATATTATAGCAATAAAAAAGAATAATGAAATAGTTTATTTCGGAAAAGTAGAAGATATTCAGAACACAGATGGACAACTTTTATACAACTTCACAATGAAATATATAACTAATATATTTGATCAAGATATTATATTAAATGACTACGAAAACAGAGCGACAGTAACAGATGAAGCTGTTTATATAAAACCTGGCACAGCGACAACAAAATACATAGGTATTAACACAAATAATGTGGAAATTGTGGAAAAGCCTGTCTTATTTAAAATAGAAAAGTATAATAATTATTATTTAATTAGAAATACATCAAACAATAAAGTATTGACTGTTGAAAGTTTAGCAAGTGAAGCAAATGTCATAGTAGCAGACTATCAAAACTTAAATACACAAAAATGGCAAATAGAACAAATATCTAATACTATATATAAATTTAAAATTGGTAACTTCTATTTAACTATCCATATGGGAGAAACTGAAAAAGGAACAAATATAAAAATATATGAAGATTTAGGAAAAGATAATAAACAATACTTTTTCTTAGAAGTAAATGATGAAATCATTATTAGAGAAAAAGGAATAGAAGATTTTATTGCTAAAAAAATTACAGATAACTTTATATCTAATACAGATACTTTTGTTAATTTAAAATATTTACAACTAAAAGTTAAAACACATACTAAAAAAGAAACATCTGTCACAAATGTTCAAAATAATATATTTAATTTACATACATATATGACTAACTGTACACAAAACTATGATATTGTGTACAGTTTTTCTATAACAAACAAAAAGCTATTAATAACAATAGAAGTAAAAACAGAAGAAAAAGAATTGATAGATGTAAATGCACAAGCTATTTCAAATTATTCTGAAGTGTTTGAAACAGATATAGTAAGTAAAGTAGTAGTTGTAACAAGCACTAGTGTATACACACTGTATTTGTTAAATGATAGAACTACAACGACAGATAAGACAAATAAAAATCGTGCAGCAGGCAAAACTGTAACAGTATATACAGAAAATTATTCAGATGCAAGACAGACAGCTTTAGATCAAATAAAGCAAAATACTTATAATCATAATATTACATTTAATTATTTAGATAAATTTATAAAAATTGGTACACCGATTGCAATTAAAACAAAAGAGTCTTTAATATTTGACACTTATATATCTGCAATTAGAATAACAAATAGTAAATTTATTGAATATACATGCGGAAATATAAGGGTAAAATTCATAGATAAATTATTGAAAGAAAGGAATAAGTAAAATGTTAAAAGGACATGTTTTTTCTAAGCAAATATTCGGAAATCCCATATTTGCTTTATTTATTAATACATTTTTAAGTGGAGAAAATGGCGTTTCAAATAACTATAAAAACGGAATGAAACCGACATACAGTGGCTCTACTGTTAGTATTGACAGTGGAGCTGTTTGCATACAAGGGAGATTTTTAGAAGAAGATACATCAACATCTGTACAAGCAGGTACAAATAGTGCTTATTGCAAGCTAGTAGTAGAAATAGATTTAGATAAGCAAAATACAGAAAGTGAATTTAATCAAGCATCTTATAAGATAATAACAAGTTCAAGTAGTTATCCTGCTCTAACACAAACAAATATAGTAAAAAATAATTCTGGTATATATCAATATGAGTTAGCAAGATTTAAAACGTCTGAAAATGGAATTACTGACTTTAAAGATATGAGAACATACCTTGACTTTGACTCAATATTTGATGAAATAAGAACAAATTACAATGCTGTATTAGAAGAGTTACAACAATCTTTAGCAGATGTAAAAGACGGAAGCGATTATCTTCTAAAATCCATAGGGGGAACTGTAGAAGGAGAAATAAAAGCAAATGGCGGATTAAGTGGAGAATTAATACCTAAAATGCTTTTAAATGAGAATTTAAACGAACTAAAAACAACAGGATTTTATTATGCCTATGGCGGAAATACAGTGTCTAATAAACCAACAGGAATAAATAATTTTAGCTTATTACTTACTAAAACTGGCAGTAATTCATATTCACAAATTCTTATTGATGATAAAGGAAATATTTATTCAAGAACGTCAAATGGAAGTAACTGGCATGATTGGTTAGGATATTCTAACAATAAATCAATAGCTGTTGTAGATGGAACAATTTTACTTAATGCAAATTCATCTCAAAGTGCAGCTGAAGGTAAAATGACAATATCAGGAAAAACTGTAGCATTTCCAGATGGATTTAATAAAGAAAATACAGTTGTTATTGCATTTGGAACTATAAGACAATCTGACTATGAAACAAAAGGTTTAAATTATGGAGATACAAGTGGCACAGGATTATTGAGTGGTGGTGTTTTAAATGGAGCAGTTCCTAAGGGAGCAGGTGTATATTCAGATGGAATACATATTTCAATAGCAAATTTTAATACTACAGCTGTAAATTATATGTATAAATTAGTTTTAATGAAAGTGTAGGAATTAGTTATGTCTAATAAAATAACAGAAGTATTAATAGAACCGTCGCAAATAAGAGTGCGGTTCTATTTTTAAATTAAAAGTAAAAGCAATAAAATATTTAACTTATGAAGAAGTAAAAAGTAAAATTTATAACGATATAAAAAATTTTACTTATAATGAGTTGAAAGGAGAATAGCTATGGCTACTACAGAAAGAGGAATATATTATCAAGACGATTATACAAAAGCTGCAGATATACTTGCTGACATGAAAAAAACGGCAGAAAGTACAGATGATGCAATAAAAAAATCTGAATACAATGATAAAGATGTAAAAGATAGTATAAAAGAGATACAAGATAAACAGACATTACAAGATAAAAATATAGAAAATATACAAACAAAAAATACAGAGCAAGACAAACTAATACAAAAGCTACAGAACAATATGATACAAGAAAGCACAGGAGAAGCAACAAGCTTGCATGTAAAAGATGCATCTGACTTGCCTGCTAAATTGAATGTAAAAGGAAGTCACTATCAGGAGACACAAGAAAGTACAGATAATTTGGCTGTTCTTACAGAAGGAATTATAGAGCAAAATGGTATAACAGTAGATGTAAAAGAAGGAAATATAAAAGTAAATGGAACGAATACAACTACTAATACTTTATCTTTTAAAGTGGGTACGGTTAAATTAATAGAAGGAGAAACTTACTACCTTAAACGTTTTGGGACTGTGAATGGCACAGGCTTATATTTAAATAATTCTGGAACGCAAATATGGGGACAAAATTCAGAAATATCATTTATAGCAAAAGCTACAGGAACTTTTGGGATTGTCTTAACTGTGGGGACGTCAACAATTAACAATACAATACAACAAATTCTTGTAAGTAAAACATCGGGAACAAGTTGGATAGAAGGAAAAGTACCAATACCTTCTGTGGAATATCCTTCTGAAATTTCTACAGTAAAAGATAATATTAAGATAATACAATGTAATTCTAACTTTTTAAAGAAACAAGGAGAAATAGAAACATCAGGGCGAGGCATAACAGGTAGAGTATTAAACGATGGAACTATAACGCTTAACGGCACAACAACAGGTGCTACATACATACAACTAACAGATGAATTAAAAATAACAAATTACGATAATTCACAAAATTTTGAAAAGAATGTATTGCCAGTTCGGAAATTATAAATTTATCTCTGAAACTTCAGGAAAAACAAGTGCTAATGTACACGCATATCTAAGAGATGCTATTTCTAACATAAAATTTGATAAAAGTATTCAAAGTATAAATAGCAGTGCAAAGAAAGAAATACAATTTACAACTGAAAAGAAACAAAATTATATAGCGTACATCTGGATTGCAGCAAATACTACACTAACAGATTTCAAAATGAAATTTATGCTAAAAAGAACAGATGATAATTCAGAATATGTGCAAAATGAACAGAAAGAATACAATTTAGCAGTACAGCAAGAGATGCTGAAAAATGATAAGTTTGATTTAGAAAATAATAAAGAAGTGCATGGCTGGAAGAAATATACTGTAACTAGTGTAGATAATTTTAAAGTGACAAAAAAAGAAACTAGATTTGAATTTGAAATGAGCGTAGCAAACGGAAATCATTTATCAAATTTAGTTTGTAATATGTTTAAAAAATGGAGAACTAGTGATTATACTAAAACTGCATGCTATATTGCGTGGAATAGCAAGTTTATAATTTTGCTTCAATTTGGAGATTGTGGATTTACAGAAAGTATGACTGTAGAAGAGGCAAAGACAAGATTTCAAGAAATTATTAATGAAAATACTAGCTTAATATTTTATTATAGTATGACAACTACAGAAGAATTAGACTTAACAGAAGAGCAAAAGCAAGTATTAAATGAATTAAACGCACTAGAACTTTTCAAAGGTGTAAATAACATTTATACAGAACAAGATTTAGCACTATTACAACTAAATTATACAGCAGATACAAAGATGTATATAGATAATAAGATATCAAGTCAAAAAAAGGAGGGCTAATATATGGAAAAACGAGATAAAGTGATGATTATAGGATTAATTATAATATTAGTCTTCATGTTAATAAATATCTTTTCTAGTGTACATACAATGTACGATTACGAAACTAGAAAAGAGTCAGGAAACGAACGTTGGCTACAAGTAGAAAATAGAATTTTACAAATAGAAGAAAAGATTGAACAATTAGAGGAGGAGAAAAAAGCATGGAAGCAATAACACAAATAGGGCAAATGCTTGGTACATATGGGGTAAGTGCAGTAATAGTTATTATATTTTTATGGGACTATGTAGCAAATAAAAAGAAAAATACAGAAAATCAAGAAACAATAAAAACTACATTAGAAGTAGTAAAAGAAAGTACAACAACAATCTCTAACTGTTTAATAGAAATGCAACAGACTAACCTTAATACCGCAAAATCTTTGGAACTTTTACAGAGACAAATGGAGAATACAGATAAAAAGGTAGATAAGATTTTGGAAGAAAGGAGGAACTCATAATGAGTAATAAAGTTTATGATGTACTAAAGTGGATAACATTAGTATTTTTACCAGCTTTGACAACATTAATTGGTGTTATTTTAAATACTTTTAACATAGGTTGTACAGATATAGTATTAACAATTATGACAGCGGTTACAACATTTATGGGAGCTGTTTTGGGTATTTCGAACATTAATTATAATAAAACTAATAAGGAGGAATAAGAAACTTATGGAAGATAAAATTAAAATTGGACAAGATGTCTCAAATATGACAGAAGAGGAAAGAAAGAAAATAAGAATGTCTTTTGACCCTGACAAAATGGGATTTGAAGAGCAAGACGAGGAGGGGACAAAAGATGAAGATTAATAGAAAAATATCACTAATTAACTTTAGTGATTTAAATAGAAGAAATAAAGATATAAAATTTATTATTCTGCATTATGTCGGAGCTGTATCTACAGCAAAGAATAATGCAGATTATTTTTTCTCAAAATATAGAGGTGCATCTGCTCACTACTTTATAGACAACAAAGAAATATGGCAAGTAGTAGAAGATAACGATGCCGCGTGGGCAATTGGTGCTAATAAGTACTATACAGAAGCTAGAAATAGTAATTCGATTAGTGTAGAAATGTGCTGTTATACAATGAAGAATGGAAATATCAATGTAGCAAAAGAAGTAGAAGAAAAAGCTGTAGAACTAGTAAAAATGCTAATGAAAAAATATAATATAAATGTAGATCATGTTATAAGACATTATGATGCTACTAGAAAAAATTGTCCTGCACCTTTTGTTTCTGACACAGAAAGATGGAACGACTTTAAAAATAAACTACAAGGACAGTCTACAAATACAGAAGAGACAACATCTAATTATACAGAGTATGAAAAAAGAGTAAGAAATTGGCAAGACACAATGAATTTAGACTATAATAGTAATTTAAAATTGGATGGCTCTTTTGGACCAGCTTGTAAAAAGGAAGCACTAGAGCATTATTTATTTTATAAAAAGCCAACAACAAAAAACGAGCATGTTAAAGTTATTCAAGTAAATTTGAATAGACACGGATATAACTTAGAATTAGATAGAAGTTTTGGACCTGCTACAGAGGAAGCTGTAAAAGATTTTCAAAAGAAAAACGACTTAACAGTTGACGGCTTTGTAGGTGCAGAAACTACAGAATTATTATTAAAATAATTATTTATGAAATATTGACTTTTTTCAATAACATTCATATAATATAAAAAAGGAAAATATAATTATTATATATAATATATTTTTTAGGAGGGATTGTTATGTATGGAGATTGGTTGAAGGATATGCCTATAGTAATAAAGGAAGATGATAAATAAAGACAGTATTTTATACTGTCTTTATTTTAGGATTTAATATTTTGTCTACTCTTTTCAATCTTTTTCCCTCTTTTTTTAAATCTTTCTCATATCTAATTTTCCATTCATTATAGACGTGAATTATATTAGTATAAAATTTGTCACAGTATTTTCCATCATTTCTTAAACAAATTTCAATAGATAAAACCTTTATTGTTCTAAAGAAAATTTGATGTAGGGATTGATATATATATTTTGAGCCAGCAGCTTGACTTGATATATCCATACAAAGATATTCTAATTCATTCAATACTTCGTCAACTAACCCCATAAAATGAAAAGGTAAATCAATATTATTTAAAGTATATAATTCTCTAATCTCTTTATCACTTAGCTTTATTTTTCCAATTGGACCAGTACTTTTTTTATAAGATGTTATTTTTCTTCTTAATACATCATGATATATGTTGTCAAGATTACATTGCCTTTCTAATTCTCGATAAGATGTTTGAAAATCATTTCCATATATATCACGTAACTCGGATATAGTAAAGTTTTTAAAAGAATCATATTCTTTATGAGAATTAAGTAATTTATATAAAGGAGATTTTTTATATACTATTGTAAGTATGCCACATTTAGTTAATAGTCCAGAACTAAATTCCTTCGCTATTTCAGCACCTTTTTCTTGTTGCTTTCTAGAAGAGTTCTTATTAAATTGATACATTGACCAAATAGCTGTTATGATTAATCCTGTTGCTGTGTACCAAATTCCCCAGTTATCTAGACTAACACCAAATATTAAGATTTGTTGAGATTCAATATTATCTGGATTATTTTGAGGCAAGTGGATTAGAATTATACCAGATAAAACTAGAAATAGTATTATTAGCAATATGCAAAAAGTATGTTCGAAAATATAATTAAAAAAATTAGCTAAATGTTCAAAATTTTTACGCAT